GCACGCTCAGCACCAGGGCACGCTCAGCACCAGGGCACGCTCAGCACCAGGGCACGCTCAGCACCAGGGCACGCTCAGCACCAGGGCACGCTCAGCACCGGGGCAAGCAGTGGCCGCCACGCGTCACCCTTCGCCCCACAACGTCACAATGTGACGCACACGGTCACCCGATCCACTGCAGCGAACCGCACCAGATAGCGCCGCGCCACTTGGCACGCGCTTTGCTTTAGGTATTACATCCACCCCACCAGGCGACGCCATGAACCGCACCGACTACCGCACCGCACGCGCCCTGATCCGCGGCAATGGCTTTGCCTATGCCTATCGCGTGTTGCGCGAATCAGACGTTACCGACACGCTTGCCCTGCACGCGATGGAACAGTTGGCCGCCGAACGCGACTATCTCCAGGTACGCACTAGCGCCGTGCGCTATGGCGCGAATCACCGCGAACGCGTTGTGCTGTACTGCCCGCGCCATATCTTCGCCGCGTCACGCATCGGCCGCCGCTTGGCACGCTGATTGCATAGCTACTTGCATGCTACTAACGCAACCGTTAGTATCCCCACAACGCCATGAGGAACCGCCGCTATGACCATTCGCCAGTCCACCTATCGCGTCCTCGTCAACACTTCACGCGGCCCGCTTGTCGTCAATGACACGCCCGGGACCGACGACGTCGCCGCGAGCTTTGCGGCTGTCGAGAAAGCCCGCGCACTGGGTTTCACTACGTCGGGTGTGAAGTCATGCAAGCGCACTGACACCATCGCCTTGCATATCGGCTCGCTGGCCAACGCCACGCTCGAACCCCTCACGGATGCGCCGCACTCGGACGGCTCGCACGTCACCCTTGACGCCCGCAACGCGGACCACTGGAGCCGCAACCATGGCCGCTGAAGTGATCCGTACCTATCGCGGCTGCAATATCACGCGATGCTCGCTCAATAGCGCTGGCATGCGTTGGGAGTCCTACTGTTGCGGCCGGTTCATCCGCGCGGAAACGCTGCAAAGCATGCGCGAGTTCATCCGTTACACGTTGTTCGGCGCATGACCCCGCGCCAATTCTGGCAACGCTACATCCTGACCATGCTCGCGATTCAAGCGGGCACGGCCGCCGCTCTTTACGTGTTGCACTCCCTCATTCGATAGGAAACCGGCCATGACCGTCTATGCCCAACACAACGCCACGTTTCGCAACGTATCCGCTTACGTGGTCATGAAAGGCGCGCAACGCGTCGCCACCATCGCTTTCAAAAACGGCACCGGCTGCCAAGTTTTCGCGCACTGGGTAGGATCGACAATGATCCGCGCTACGGCCGGCGGCGGCGGATACGATCGCCATTCCAGCGCGTGCGCAAAGGCCGCACGCAAAGCGGAGCACAAGGGCGACGCGGATGCGAAAGCCTTTTGGGCGGCACTGGCAATCGACGGCGGCTCCGATTGGAACCGCGAATTAGAGCGCGCCGGTTTCACCGTGTTTCAAGCCGTATGATCCGCGCCCGCCTAGTCCGCCTAGCTGGCGGCTTTATCCAGTCGATGCACTACATCGGCCCCCTTTCCCGCGTGCCCGCCGGCTGGGCCGTCGTGACGCGCCGCACTACAGGAACCATCCGATGATCGCCTTTCATGTTGAACGCCAGCCCGTCGGCCATTGGTGGCACGTTGTGGACAACACCGGCCTTTCATGGACGCGCGATCTGCCGTCCGCATCCGACGCCTTTGCCGCGCTCGCGGTACTTCGCGCCATCGCACATTCACCGGAGTAAGCAACATGACCACGATCAAAGCCGTCGCGCGTATCGAACTGCGCACCCGTCGCCCTGTTTTGGTGTTTCACGGCACCGACCGCCTCTGCCTTGCGGAATGCTACACGCGAGCAGAAGGGCACTCCGCATGCTGCGAACGCTGGTACGCCAACAGTACCCGCGCGCCCTACGCCAGCGAAGCGGAAGCCGTCCGCTTGCTTTGCGATCATTATGACGCCATCAGCCCCGATGAATACCCGAAACTGGAATTGAAGCCGCGCATGTCGTGGCGCTAAGTATCCAGGTCTAGCCGTCCCATCGCGCGGACGGCTACGCCGGGCGACTTGCCCGCAACACGATAGGAAACGCTATGTACCGGCAAAGCGAAACGAGAATGATTGAAGCGGGCCAGCACCACGGGATACCGCACCAATTGAACGTCCTCGTCCCCGACGTGGATAGCTACCGCACAAGCTATGGCGCCCACAATCGCCTTGTCTGCGGGCTCGCTGGCGGTAATGTCTACATCCGCGAAGATCGGCGCGGGCTGCCGGATTCGACGGAAGCGCAACGGCTGGCCGTACTCCGCGAAGACTGGCCGGGCCTGCGCATAAAGCTCCGCCAGCGCACGGAATCCGACGACGGCCGAACGATTTACTATGACTATGACCAAGTACCGCGCGCGGGCATTCGGCGTTGCTAGATTGACCGCCAGCCGTTGCGCCTTGCACCCATGGCGCAACTACGGGCGATCCGTCCCGCTATAACGCAAGGCCACCCCATGAACAAACAACAACGCGCGGCCGTGACGGCGCGCATCGTCGACATTCTCCGCGCGCACGGCGCAACCATCGAGACCGATGACCGGCCGGAGTACCGCGAAACTCATATTGCCGCCGACTTCGCGGGCGTCGTGAAGTTAGGCATGGACGTTGACGACAAAACGCAACCTTTCGCCAGCTGGCACTCCGCGCAAGCTTGGTTGAGCCGCGGAGTTTTCGTGTCGGTGAATGAGTGTCACGGCCGCAAGGCGACGACCTGTTGCGCAGACTGGCCGACGTTCTACACGGAACTGGCCGCCATCTGCGGTTGCATCGCAGCGGGCAAGGCGTTTCGCGCGGCGGCGGCATGACGCTCGCCGAGTGGCGCCTGCTATGGTTCGTTGCGCGAGCCGCGACAATGGAGCGCGTGCGCTTAGACGCCATGCTCTACGGAAGTGGCTTTGTCGGTGTGGACGGCTGGAGACTTGACCCGTGCGACGTCGTGATAACAGGCGCACGCGCTCCATTGTCGCGGCTCGCGCAACGCTACCCAGGAACGCGAGGTAACCCGATGCAATTCCGCAAGCGTGACTTTGACGGCAAGCGCCGGCCATTCCCGCCGCTACCGGCCGGGCACTTTTTCTGCCGTGCGTGCGGCACCATCCGCGCGGAGGCGTTGCGCAGCGCCAGCGGCAAGCGTGACCACTGCCGGCAGTGCGCCACGGCCAGCCAGGCGAAGTCGCGCGCCGCCATCGCCGCCAAGGGCTTGACCAAACCCCGATCGACCAAATCTCAGTCGAGCACCGCCATCTGAGCGCCGACCAAACCCCGATCGACCAAAACTCAGCGAGACCAAATCCCCATCGACCAAAAGGCGATCGACTATGAACCGCAAGGTCCCCGAGTTACTTAGCGTCATCGTGGCGTGCGCGTGCTGGATCTGGGCGCTCTACCGCATCGCGATCAATATGTGATCGACCAAAACTCAGTCGAGCCTCGGCAATCGGTGCTTGACCAAATCCCCATCGACCAAAACTCAGTCGAGCACTGAGTACATCCAGACGGGCCGAGCGTGCGCGCGATGGAACAACAGCCGCGTGACGTATCCCCGCACCCATAGGTCGCGCAGGTACGCATTGACCCGGCGGTAGTCCAAGCCCAGCTCGTCGGCCACGCCGCGCGCTGGCGACGCGCCCTCTTCGAGCACGCCGAGTATGCGAGCCTTGATGCTCATCTCAATGTCCCAGTTGTGCCGCCGAGTAAGCCCGGGCGACTTCAGCCGCGGTGGCCAGCGCCAGCAACGCGGCGTCATCCTCCCGCACGTAGAGTTTCGGTTTGCTGGCGTCGGGCATCACCGCATTGTTCACGCGGCCTGACGCGCCGAGCGCCGGGTGCAGCACGTAGCCCAGGCCCGCGACCAACTCGCCTTGCATACTCAAGCCGATCTTGTGCGAGCCATTGGCCAAAAGCCGCTTGAGCATCACGCTTGATACCCAGCCGCCCTTGAAGCCGAGTTCATCTTGGTCGATGGCCTCGACGATCTCCTGCTCGATCGGCCCGCGGCTGGCGACCACGGAGGCTTCCGTGCTGGTCGTGCGCGGCGCGCGAGGGGAGAGGCTGGGGTCGTAGGCCGGCGGGATCTCGACGGTCCATAGCATGTCCGCAATGACGGCGTAGCCCTGCGGCTGGCCCGCATAGGCGTGTTGTCCTTTGAGCCAGTCCACGAAGTCGCGGAAGTAATCCTCGGTCAGCCCGTCGCGGATCAGGTCAGACGGCTGCTGCTGCGCGCAGTAGAACGGTGCGATGCGGCGCTCGTGGCGATTCTTGCGGATGCCGTCGCGGTGATTCGTGCCGAACCAGAAGTTGCAGCAGATCTCTTTCGTGCCCGAGTCCACGCCTTTCAGCGTGACCTCTTGCTCGTCGCTGGTGATCATCTCTTTCAGCGTCTCAAGGATGTTGAGCCGCTTGTCGGGAATGTAAATCTCATCGACTGAGACGAACGTGTTGCCGGCCATCCAGGCGTTGAAGTCGTTGTCGATATTCTTCGCCCGCGCCGTGTGGCAATACTCGCGACCGATCGCCTTGCGCACGAATTGGGAAAGCATGCTTTTTCCGTTTCCCGTCGTGCCTTGCACCAGCGGCGCCCATTGGAACTTGAGCCCCTGCCGCTGCACGCACGCCGCGAGGTAGTACGCAAGGATGCGCTGATCCTCCTCGTCGGGCAGCATCTTCGCCAAGTGCGTCCAGAAGCGCGAGGCGTCGCCGGCATGCCGCGATACGTCGATCGGCACCCACGTATTGACCAGCGACTTGCCGTGCTCCACGATGATCGCGCCGGGCTCCAGCAGCGGCCGGAAGCATGTCGTGTCGACGCGGGGGAAGCGATACGCCTGCGACTCGGTGAACGCCTCGCTGGCCTTGCGTGACGTGCGCTCGTTGGCGTGATCCATGACGAAGGTACGCCCGCCGAAGACCCGGTTGAAACGCGTGGAGTCCACCAGCATGCCCGTCGGCAGCTTGAACTTGTCCGCGTCGATCACGTAGACGCAGCCGGCGAAGAAATCCACTTGATTCTCGCAGGCCAGGAACGTGCTATCGGTGATCTTGACGGCCCCGGTGATGACCGGCGCGGCCTTGACCTCGGCGGCGAACGGGCTGGCGCTCGGCGGCGCATCGGCCAGGAACTCATCTTGCATCGAGCACGCCTTGCGGATCGTGCGCGGGAGGTAGTCGTCGCGGTCGTCCCACTTGTCGCGCAGCAACGCGCTCTGGCGCATCAGGCGCTCGATACGTGCCGCGTCGTTGCCCGTCCAGAAGCACAAGTGCTGCGCGAGCGCCGCGTCCGCCGTCGAGGCGTTGTAGGCGCCTCGGGCCTCGCGATCCGGCGGGTGCGACACGGCCAGCTTGTCCGCGTTGGCATCCCAAAGGTCCTCGAAGCTCGCTTTGCTGCCGAACACCGACGCGCCCGAGCGGGACTTGAGCGCGCGCTGGATGAGCTGGTCGTCATCCGTTGGCCCGCGCCACTGCGGAACGGGCTCGTCGCTCCACCAGCCCGCGTCGATACCGCCCTGGCCGCCGGTCGGCACCGGGAAGTGACGCTGCACGTAGGCGCCGATGTTGGGCGCGCAGTGTGCGGCGTCGCCGACGACACTCGTGCCGGTCAGCGCAACGAAGCGGCGCTCGGTAAAGAACTGCGCATGGATGACCTTATTGTCGCAGCCATGCGGCGGCACGAAGCCCGTCCCGAAGATGTGGAGGCCGCGGCCCGACTGCGAGATCTCCACCGCGCAGCCTTGCAGCTCATCGCACGCTTGCTGCGCCGCGGGGCTCCACGCCGTGCCGTCCCACGCTTCGTCCAGGTCCAGGAACCAGAACGGATCGTTCTCGGTGAATACGAAGCCGATGCCGTGATTCGTGCCGAGGGCCGGGAGCAATGCGGCGGCCTCCTCGAAGGGCACCCATGCCGCCGAATCGTGAGCGCCCGCAACGCGAAGGGTGCGTGGATCGATGGGCTGCTTGAGCGTCTTGACGCCGTCGGGCACCAAACGGTAGAGGATGAACTGGTTGTACGCGGCGAGAGGCGCCAGCGCGGGCGGCAGGACTTGCATGGTTACCCCTGATAATCTCGAACGCCGTTGCCGCAGCACTCAGGCGGATTGCAGTACCCGGAGTAGACGCCGCAACCGCAACATTTGAGCGGACGTCCGCGCAGCCTCCAAGTCGCCCATAGCCATAGCTTGCGGAGCCTTCGGCTCACGCCGCGATCTCCGCGCGAGCCCGTGCTTTGAGGGCGTCGGGTGCCTTGAGCGCATAGCGATTCTTGTCGACGATGCCCTGCAGCACCACGGGCAGCGACTCGTGCTGGATGGCGTAACGCATCAAGGTGCGGCGGAACTCGGCCATCGTCCCGAAGTGATGCGAGAGGAGCGCTTCGCTCACGTCGCACTTGGCGGCGATGGCGGCCCGCGAGACATTCGTGTAGCCCTGCTTCTCGGCGAGCGCCAGGGCGGCCGAAAGCAGCTCATCCTTGCGGTCGCGGGGCAGTCGGCGGGTACGTTCTTTCATCGTTGCGATCCTTGAGTGACTGCGCGCAGCCTAGCGCTTGCTGTCGGGGGCGTCAATAGAGTCATAGCGTCCCGCTCCCCGTAGCGAACCCAGCGTCCCCGCCGAGCGATGTGATGAGTGTCGCCCAGGCGAGCTGCGCGACTTCCCGTTCCGTACCCGTGTAGCGCCAGTCGCCGGCCTTCACCTCGCGCGAGAGGAACTGGCCGATCGTGGCGCCCACATGCGCCGTCGTGATGAGCACCGGCCGTATCCCGATGAAGTCAGCGCTCTTGATGACCTTGTTCATCGCCGCGGTCTCGTTGGCCAGGCCGTAGCGAATGAACCGCCCGGTCTCGTCGTACATGCCGCCGACGTTGTTCCGCCAGAGCCGCGCACCGACTCGTGGCGCCTCGGCACGCAGCAGGCTCGACACCGCCGCCTCGCTCTTGCCGCCGATCAGGGGCGCCTCGTTGCCCGCCCCCAATCGCTCGCGCAGCTCGTTGAGCGCCGCGACCGGCACGCCCCACCGCGCGGCCCATTCGTGGATTATGGTCACGGGGCGGTGTCCAACACTTCGCAGTTGACGAAGGTCCACCCGACGTACTTAGCGCGCAGCCGAGCCAACCGCTTGCGCGAGCGTTCGACCGAAAGGGCGTCATGCGTACTCGGGGTGTAGGTAATTGTCCGGTTCTGTCGGTCGCGGATGGCAGCCTCGGTGAACAGCAAGCCTTTTGGCGTGATGGCCACTTGAGAAAGCCCAAAGTCGTAGTCGTGCAAGTCATCAAGCGGCGGCCGATCCAGACCGATAACTTGAAATAGCCCTCGATCGGTCTGGACGTCGCATATGCCGTAGCAATCCGGGTAGTCCTCGCTGACCGGTTGGAACACCGCCTCCCCGTCGTAGGCCGCAGCCAAGCGCTGGCAACCGCGGGTAAACTGTGTGTCGTCGCCCTCCTCCAGGTCCACCGGGACGAAGATGTCAATGTCCTTGACCGGCACGCCGCTCAGAATGTCGCGCGGGGCTCCGCTCGCAATGATGACCTCGCTGCTCCCGAACCACGCCCTCAACAAAACAGTGAGGGCCTTCAGTGCTTCTATCTGGTCCATGTCGATCTCTCCTCTCGCATTTCCATCGTTAACTTAGGGTTCTCATCGCACCACTTGCTGCCGCGGCGGTGAGGGAAGTGATACCCGCAGCATCCGGTACGATCCGGGCGGCAGGTCTTGTCGGGGCGGTTCAACTCGTTGCGCTTGCGCCAGTAGTCCACGCGCAACTCGCCCCTGCCGCACGCCTTGCAACGCTTAACCCGCTTGTACGTCTCGGGCTTGTACTTGCTGGCCCTGCCGCGCCTGGCAAACCGCCCGCCGGCAGCGGCAGGGCCAGCTCACGCGAAGAGGCTCCGAAACAGCAGGAAGTACATCCAGGCTCCGAATGCAAACCACCCGATGACCGCGGCGAGCAGTAGCCAACCTTGCACTCGACGCCACCAAGGCAACGGCTTGTACGCCGCGCTGAACCGCTCAGCCGCGATAGCCGCCTGGTCCCGCGCGCGGCGCTTCTCGACCAGCGTCCGCGCCAAGTCCACCGCGGTAAGCTGCGCCGCGGAGAGCGTCAGCTCAGGCATCGGGAGCGGCTGGTACTCGCGGTACTCATAGCGTTCGACGTCCCACTCGGGCGGATCGAGGAACCAGAAGTCGCCCTCGGCCCCGCGCTCGCGGTACTCGACGATCTCGCCGCGTTGCCATGCCTGCTTCAGGTAGTGGGTCATGGACGCGGACTCCCAACGTAGGTGAACTTAGCGTCGGGGACAAGCCCAACTTGGAGGAGGTCAATTTCAGTCGCAACCAGAGCGGGCTCGTCGAACGCGAGGACTCGATACCCCAACGCAAAGCGGTAGCCAGCGCCGGGCGGCAACTTGGTCTCGTCAATCGTCATCTCGCCGATGACCTGCGTGCGGTCGAAACCGATCGTAACGGGGACGGTTTTCATGCCGCGCTCCCGCAACGGACGCCTGAGTCAAAGGGTTCGAGCGCGTCACGCAGGGTACCGGCGAACGAGATCAGGCGCTCCACGACAACTTGGTGCGGGATCTGCGGATTCGGCGACGGGGGTGCCCAGCTAGGAGCGTCACTCGTGGTCAGTCCCATCGCCGCCGCCACGTCGTACAGCGGCTTGCGCGCCTCTGCGTCAAAAGCGGCCTTGCGCTTCTGCAGCGCGTCCAGCTCCGCTTGATCTCGTGAGGTCCACTGGTTCTTCATCTCGCTCTCCTCTCTGTAATTGCCGCCGACTCTACAGGCTACTGACGGTGCCGTCAAGAGTATTTTGCAACTCGATGCGCGCGGCCAGCAACTCCGCGTCGTTGCGGCCCAAACCTTGCGCACTCATCACGTCGCAGCCGAACGTATGGTAGAACCGGCGGTAAATTACCGCATCCTCGTCGCCCTCCAGCCGCCGCCGTCCCGACCAGAGGGCGATGTGGCCGCGCAGTACTGATTGCGCGTGCTGCCGCTCGAAGTGGCGATTCTTCACCGCTTGCGCCGCCGGCCCTTCCAGCCCCGCAGGGATACGTGGCGCCCCGTCGATCCTCGCGACCTCGCCGCGTAGCGCGGCCAGGGCCTCGGGGTCCAGCTCGGTCAGGTCGCCGTCGACGTACTCGGGCGCCGTGCGGTTGCCGGGCATCGGCTTCGCGCCGCAATACGGGCACGCCGGGTAGCAGCGCTCATAGGGCGCCAAGCACTCCGGGTTGAGGCACTGCGTCAGCGGGATCTCGTCGCCGGCCTTGGGTTTGCTGCGGCGCTCGCGGCGGTCAAGCGTATGGAAGCGCACCGCATCGGGCGGCCGGTGCCGCTGGACGTTGCCGACGTGGTCGATGATGAGCGCTTTGGGCTTCGGGCTCTCGGCGATATACTGGAGCCGCTGCTCGTTGCTGAAGTAGTCCCACTTACCCATGAAATGCGCGGGGATCATCAAGCGCAGCGCCCGGCCGAACTGCTGGTCGAAGAGTCCTTTGCTTTCCGTCTTGCGCACCATGCTGACAACCTCGATTGCCGGCAGATCGAAGCCCTCGCCGAACAAATCGACGTTGACCAGCTGCAGCAGTTTGCGCTCGCGGAACTGGCGCAGGATGCGCTGACGCAGCATGTCGGGGGTCTTGGCGCTGACGACTTCGGCGGGCACCCCGGCGGCGCGGTACGCAGCGGCCAACTCCGTCGCTGCCTCGACGTCGACCGCGAAGGTCACGCCGAGTTTGCCCGCCGCGAACTTGAGGTAGTGCTTCACGACGTCGCCGACGATCTGCGTCGAGCGGTGCATCGCCGCGCGGTTGCGCACCGGCGACAAGTCCCCGGAAGCGGTCACCGGTACGTCGCTGAAGTCCAAGTCATCCGGTAGCGGCGGGGCGACCACGCGGTAGTCGGTGAGGTAACCCATCTCGATCAGCTGGCGCATCGTCGGCCCTTCGACCAGCGCATCCGCGAGCCCATCGTTACTCCACTTGCCCGAGTCCAACACGACGCCGCGGCCCAGCCCATTGCCATCGCTGCGGAAGCCTGTCGCCGTGACCAGCAACCCCCGCGCGTTGGGGAACATGGCGATGCCGCGGCCCCACTTGTTCTCGCGCAGAAAGTGATGGCCCTCGTCGCCGACCCACGTCTGCACTTGGGCGAGCCACGGGTCTCGCTCATTGAGACTTGGAAGTGAGTCAATGCCGACCACGCCGCAGCGCGCGTTCGGGTCGATGTAGCTGCGGCCCAACTCGTCGAGGTGAATGCTTGCGGCGTCACGTCCTACCGACTTCGGTCCGATCACGCGGTGCCGCACGCCATTGCGCGCCAACGCCAGGCTCATCTGCGTGACCAGCTCGCGCCGATGCGCGATGGCCGCCGATGCGCCACGCTCGCGGGCGAGAACGTTGGTGAAGAGGACGGTCTTGCCGCTACCCGTAGGGCTGATCACCATGACCGTCCGCGCGCCGCCAGCCCACGCCGCGTCGATTTCGTCCTCAAGTTGCTGCTGGTACGGTCGGAGCGTTGGCATTGAAAAGTCCCTATTGACAGTGCCGATAGTATGCGAGTACCGTCAGCCTCCGTCAACACCCAAACCCACGCAAGGAGAGGCCATGCAAATCCAAATCACCCTCGGCGACAATGACACCCGGCAGCAAGTCCAAGACCTTGTAGACGCGCTGAGCCAAGTCTGGGGCCTCAGTAACCCCGTAGCCCTCGCGGCGGCCGGCCGTCGGTTGCGCAACCCCCCCGACGACGAGCCCAACGCCGCGCCCCCTAGCGAAGCCCTGCTCGCCAAGCTCGAAGCTGAGAACCCGCAGTTCGGCAAGCAGCCGTTGCCCGAGGGCGCGACCAGTGCCGAGGGCGCCCGCCCTTTGGCCCCTCCGTCGCCGCCGAGTGCCCCTTCGCCTGCGGTTGCCGCACCGTCTATGAGTGCCCCCGCGGCCGCGCCGGGTTCTTCCGCTGAGGTCGACAAAAACGGCTTCCCGTGGGACGAGCGCATCCACGCCTCCAGCCGCGCGAAGATCGCCGATGGCTCGTGGCGCATGAAGCGCGGCGTCGATCCGTTCAAGGTCACCGAGGTCGAGGCGCAACTGCGCGTAGGCTCAGGCCCGATGACGATCCGCACGATCCCGGTCACCGGCGGGGAACCCGACGCACCGCCCGCTCCTCCCGGCCCGCCAGCGCCACCGGCCGCACCCGTTGCGGGCGCCGGCCTGACGTTCGGCCAGCTGGCGAAGCGCGTCGGGGCGAGGATCACCCTGGGTGAGCTGACCGCGCAAGACCTCGGCACGCAGATGGCGGCGCTGGGCTTCCCTGGCGGCCTGCACGAAGCCAACAGTCGCCCCGACATGTGGGCGACCATCCTCGAAACGCTGGGAGCCTGACATGCGTACCGATACCCAAAGGCTGGACTTCTTGCTGCAAGTTATGGAGCAGCAGGACGAAGCGGCGGCCGAGCGCATCCAAGGGGCGTTCATGCTCAACTTGAAGGGTCGTATCGCCCTTGACGCCGCGATGGGCGCCAAGATCGTCGAGCCGGGCGAGCCGATGCCCGAGCTGACCGCGATCGACCTGGCCACCGCTGAGGTCGGCCGCATCCGCAACGTCAAGGGCTTCAGCGAAGTTGATGATGACCGGTATGACAATCACGATCTCGCAGACGCGGCGATCAGCTACATCGACGCCAGCGGGTGTATCGACAAGACGGACGGTGTCCCCGATTCCTGGCCTTGGGCGTACCCCTTCAAGCCCAGCCCCAACGACCGCAAGAAAGAGCTGACCAAGGGCATCGCGCTGGCCCTCTGTGAGCTGGATCGGGTGATCCGTGCGGAGCGCCGCGGGCCGGTAACCGTAGGCATCGACCTCGCCAGAGGCCCCGATCAATGCGTCGTCGACGGCATTCTCCAAGCGCCCTACGTCCGAAAGTCCGAGGTGTTCGGGGTTGGTTCTCGGGTGACCCTTCCAGGCGTTGAGGGCACCCAGACCGTAGTCAAGCGGCATACCGAAGACCTCGACGAAGCTGAGTACGAATTGGAGCCCTCTGGCCTCCGCGTTCAGGGGTGGCACCTGTTGGAGGCACCCCGTGACTGACCATGCGCTCCTCGCGCCCAGCTCGGCGCACCGGTGGCTCGTCTGCGCCGGTAGCGTCGCGATGGAGGCCGCCGTGCCCGAGGAGGACTCCGAGGAAAGCCGGGAGGGCACCGCGGCGCACTGGGTCGCGCAGATGCTCCTCATGACCGGCTGGTTGCCCGACGCGGGCGAGGGGGCGCCCAACGGTTACGTCGTGGACGAGCCGATGCGTGAGGGGGCGCAAATGTACGTCGAGTACGTGCGCTCGGTGCTCGGCGACCGCTTGCCGCAGCACGTCGAGAACGCCACGTCGCCTGGCGCGATCCACGAGTTTTGCTGGGGGACGCCCGACGCCGACGACTGGAGCGCGGCGGGTCTCGACCTGTTCGACTACAAGTATGGCCATCGGTTCGTCGAGGTCTTCGAGAACCCGCAGTTGACGTGCTATGCGGCGGATTTGCTGACGCACCTCAACGGACTGCAGGACCAGCTGACGCCAGTACGCTTCCACATTGTGCAACCGAGGAGTTTCCATCGTGACGGACCGATCCGATCGTGGGCCTGCAAAGCAAGCGAATTGCGACCTCTCGTTAACCGACTTCGCGCAGCTGCTTGCGAAGCGCGCAAACCAAACGCTCCAACCTTGGCAACTCCAGCTGCCTGCCGCGATTGCCGCGCGCGGACCCGATGCGACGCTGCTCAGGCTGCCGGGCTTGACGCGGCGTCGGTGGCAGGCACAAGTGTCCCCTTCGACCTAAGTCCCGCCGAAGCGGGGCGTTACCTCGCGCTTGTGCAGCGCGCCAAGAAGCAACTCGACGCGATGGAGAGCGGCCTGGAGGAGCAGCTGCTCAAGACGCTGCTAAAGGGCGGCGTCGTCCCCGGCTGGATCTTGGAGTCGTCCAAGCCGCGCGAAGTGTGGACGGCCAAACCCGAGGAGGTCTTCGCGTTGGGCGATATGGTCGGCAAGCAACTCCGCGCGCCTGCCGTTCCCGTAACGCCGGCAGCGGCACGCAAATTGGGTATTGACGAGTCCGTCATTAGCGAATACTCTACCCGTCCGAAGGGCCAACTCAGAGTGGCTCCGATGGACTTCACCACCACTCGAAAGGTATTTGGCCGCAGTACCCCGCAACCGGAGTGACCCCATGCGAATCAATGTGTACAGCCAAGAACTGACCGACGAAGTGTTGCTTATCGAAAAGAAAAGCAACACCGGCATCACCTACCACGCGGCGCAACTCATCTTGCACTCCAGCGAGCGCTTGCACCACCCGTCCGCCGATGACGACCGCAGCGCGGTGACCTTTTGGTTGCCCAAGTCTGAGAGCCGTCGCTTGGAAATGGCGGAAGCGTTTGAACGACTCGCAGGCATCTCCCGCAACGCCCCTCCCGCAACCGGGCTGGACTGATCCTCCCCTCACTCACCAAAGGCACCAAGAGTATGAGCAATCACAAGACAGACATTCTGTTCCCCGTCGGCCGGCTCGTTATGGGCTCGCTGGTCGAGCCGCAGACAAAGAACAAGGAAGGCAAGCCGCTGCTGAACCAGGACGGCACCGCGCGCGTCAGCTACTTCTTTGCCGTCGCGATCCCGAAGAACGGCTCGGCCGCTTGGTGGGATACCGAGTGGGGCAAGAAGATCCTCGCGGTCGGTCAGGCGGCCTTCCCGCAGACGTGGAACAACCCGAAGTTCTCGTGGAAGGTCATCGACGGCGACTCCGCGACGCCCAACGAGGACGGCAACGTCCCCTCGAAGCGCGAAGGTTTCCCCGGCAACTGGGTCGTCCGCTTCAGCTCGGGCTTCGCACCGAAGACCCTGCTCGCCGACGGCTCTGCCGCAACGCCCGTCGAGGCGATCAAGGCGGGCCACTACGTCGAGGTGCTCGGCAACGTAGACGGCAACGGCAGCTCCTCGAAACCTGGCGTCTACATCAATCACTCGATGGTTGCCCACAGTGGCTTCGGTCCCGAGATCGTCGTGACCGTCGACGCCTCGCAGGTTGGCTTCGGTCAGGCCGCGCTGCCGGTCGGCGCCAGCGCCACTCCGGTCGCCGCGATGGCAACCGCGATGGCAACCGCGACGCCCCCCGCGCCGAGCACGCCCGTCGTCACCCAGCCGCACACGGCGATCCTCGCGGGGCCGCCCGGTGCACCGGCAGCACCTCCGGGTCCGCCCGCGCCGGCTGGTCGTGTGATGCTCCCCGCCGCGCAGGGCTTCAGCTACGAGTCCTACGTGGCGAAGGGCTGGAGCGACGAGCAGCTCATCGCCGCCGGGATGCTGCAGGCGTAACCCACCGTGCGCCGGGCTCGCGACGAGCCCGGCGCTTACTTGGAGAAACGGGATGCAAGCTGACGAAGAATTGCTGAAACATGTGCGCTGCCAGCGCGACGACCTCGCCAAGAAGGTCCACGAGCTGCGCCATGAGAACAACAGACTGCGTCGCGAGGTAAGCGAACGAACGCAGCCCAAGGGCCCCGGCATTGTAGTCGACGGCCTCGGCCACTCGCGGCGGGTTTTCGTCGACGGGTTTTCGTCGACGGGTTCGAGCTGCGCAACGTGGCGAGCGTGGCCAACGCCAACACGCCTGACTCGCTTTCCGAGACGACGATCGTGCTGCACCTCCCCTATCAAGTTCGCGAGAAGCCCAGCGCGCGGGTGGGCTTGCGTTGTCCGATCGACTTCTCGGTTCATCGCCCCAACTGCCCGCTCCCTTGGCGCTTCACGGCCAAAGCGGAGTCACAGTACGCGACGAGCCGCATCGGTGACTGGCTCGACCAAGGCTGGACCTTGGAAGCGATGCGCGAGTACGGCTTCATCGAGCCTATCGTATGAAAACGATCATCGCCGGTAGCCGCGCGATTACCCGCATCTGCCTTCTGGCCGTCGCGGTTACCGCGACGAAGTTCGAGATGACCGAGATTATCAGCGGGTGCGCCGATGGCGTCGACCAACTCGGCGAGCAGTGGGCGCGGATGGCGGGGCTCCCCGTCCGTCAGTTCCCCGCCGACTGGAAGCGCTACGGGCGCGCGGCGGGACGCCAGCGCAACATGGAGATGGCCGTCTACGCCGATGCGCTCATCGCGATCTGGGACGGAAAGAGCCCAGGCACCCGCCATATGATCGCCACCGCGGAACGCATGGGCCTGAAGGTCTTTGTGTACCGCACTGACTTGGAGAATTGAGATGCGATTCAAGATCGAGTTCAACGATCCTGAGACGGGCGAGCCCCGTGTCGAGTATAAGGACTTCGAGGAGTCGTTCGGCCCGAAGATCACCGCAAGGGAATGGGCCGAAGACTGGGCCTACTCTGCGGCCGATAAGGGACGCTATGAGCTCTCCGAGGCGCCAAACCCGTGATTGACCTCATCGCCCCGCGAGAACCCAAGGCCTCGAGGCCCGTGCATGCCGACTGGCAACTGTGGATGGACGAGAGTGTCTACACGCACGCCGAGGCGCGCCGCGAGCCCTTTACGAAGGATTGGAGCCTTACCGATGAATGACAAGTTGACCGAAGTCATCGAAGACATGCGCTTCTACGCAGAGGATTGCAGCCCGAACGCCCCCGCGCCGAGCCAAGACAAGATTGCCGAATGGGCGGAGGCTATCGAAGCCGAAGTGCTAAAACGCGACTGGGCTGACCGATGACCCACCTCGCCGGCACAAAGCTCCGCGTCGGGCTCGGCCATTCAACGGTGCGTGCATCGTTCGACCTGGAGTCATACAGCGAGGCGGGGTTCGAGTGGTCGGAAGCCGACGGCAAATGGCTCAAGACCGCGACGGACGCGAAGGGCCGCGGCGGGTTGCCGGCGGTGGGGGCGGCCGTCTACGCGCAGCACCCGACGACCGAGATCCTGTCGATGGTCTACGACCTGAAGGATGGGCTCGGCGATCGGCTCTGGCTGCCCGGCCAACCGTTGCCCGCGGACTTCTGTGCCCACATTGCTGCCGGCGGCGAGATAGAGGCGCACGGCGCCAAGTTCGAGCTATGGGTCTGGGAGTACGTCGCGGTGCCGCGCTACGGCTTCCCGCCGATCCGCCCGACGCAACTCTACTGCTCGATGGGCAAAGCGCGCGCGTGGTCGCTGCCGCCGAGCTTGGCCGACGTCGGTGAGGTGTTGGGCATCGAGCACCAGAAGGACGCCGAGGGTAAGCGCCTGCTCGATCGCTTCAGCGTGCCGCGCAAGCCGACGAAGAAAGACCCGCGCAAGCGCATCCGGCCCGAGGAAGATCCGACCGACGGCCCGCGGCTCTACGCCTACAACGCCCGCGACGTACTGGCCGAAGACGAAGTGAGCGCCGCGACGCCCGACATGCCCGCCGACCGCCGCGCCTACTGGCTGCTCGACCTGGCGATCAACAAGCGCGGCATTCCGGTGGACCGCGCGGGCGTCGAGAATTGCATCGTGGTGCTGGAGCAGGCGCTCGAACGCTACAACGCCGAGCTGGCCATCCTCACCGGTGGCTGCGTGAAGAAAGCCAGCGAGGTGCAGAAGCTCGTCGGGTGGCTCGCCGGCAAAGGGTGCTACGTTGACTCGCTGGATCAGGAGAGCGTCGAAGGCGTCATCAAAGAACTCAAGGAGAAACTAGGATGAATGACTGGCAGAAGTGGGACGAGAAGAACCCGCCGCCTCCCGGCGAGTACGTTGTGTACCACTCACGATTTGCTCGGCCCGGCGAGAAAGTATGGTCGTTTCGCGCCTCGGGAAACAACAAGTTCTTGGGGCCGGATAAAGTTCGTTGGAGCTACAAGAAAGGCCAGTGCGTGTGGTTCAACGAGGGCAGCTGGCAGGCCGATGGTGCGCCCGAGTACTACTGCCCCCTGCCGCGGTTCCTGAAATGACCCGCGACAACATGCTCGCCTGCCTCCGCGCCTTGGAGATCCGTCAAGCCGTCGGGAGCGCCAGCGTCAAGAAAGTCTACGCGTTGCGCGGCCAGATGACCGCCGCCAACCGGGTGCACGACCTATTTACCGTGGACGGCGCGAGGACCGGCCGGCCGACGGGTAGCGGGCCGCAGCCGACGAACTTCCCGAACTCAGGCCCCGAGGTGCGCCAGTGCGCCGAGTGTCACCGCTGGCACCCCGCCGAGCGCGTGGCCTGCCCGTGGTGCTTCCAGCTACGCGGGCCGCTCAGCAAGGCCGAGGAATGGAACGCCGCGGCGGCCGAGGACGGGCTCGCGGCGATAGCCACGCGTGACTTGGATTTCGTCGAGAGCATCTGGGGCGATGCGCTGGCGGTGATGGGCGGTAGCCTGCGCTCGCTGCTCTGCACCGACGAGGACCACGAGTTCATCTGCAGCGACTACTCGGCGATCGAGGCCGTTGTGAACGCGATGCTGGCCGGCGAGCAGTGGCGCATCGACGTGTTCCGTGCGCACGGCAAGATTTACGAGGCGTCGGCCGCCGCCACTTTCAAACTGGACGTCAACGACTTCCATCGCTACGAGGGCTACACCGACACCGAGTTGGCGCAGCCCGAATGGTGGACCTGGAAGCCGGCCGAGCCTACGGGCCAGAAGCATCCGCTGCGCAAGAAAGGCAAGGTAACGGAGCTGGCGCTGGGTTTCCTCGGCTGGATCGGGGCGCTCAAGGCAATGGGCTTCGAGGGCGACGAAGCCGAGGCGCGCGACCTGATCCTGCGCTGGCGCGCGGCGAGCCCAAACATCGTGTTCCTCGGCGGCGGCCAGAGTTGCCCGCAGTCAACGGCGGCGTGGCACCAAGCAGCGGTAGCCGTCGGCGGCCGGGTCAACGCGGGCGAGGAATGGGAGTGGTGCCGTGCGCGCGCCGACGGCGTGCCACCGTGGAAAGGCGTGCCACACATGCATGGGCTCGAAGGGATGACGGTGCTGGCGGTCCAGAACCCCGAGACGCAGTTCCCGGTGACGCGGTTGGACGGCACGTTCTCCGGGCTCACGATGTACGTGCATGACGACGTGCTCTACATGTTCCTGCCAGACGGCAGCTATATTCCCTACCATCGGCCGCGCTTGCAGCCCGGCAAAGACGACTGGCGCGGCTTGCAGATCAGTTACGAGGGGTACAACACGAACCCCAAGATGGGCGCCTATGGCTGGTGCGTGATGACCACGTACAGCGGCAAGCTGCTGGAGAATGCCTGCCAAGCGACGGCCAACCGCATCCTGCGCCACGGCCAGCACCGGCTCGCAGCCGCCGGCTATCCCGTTGTGCTGCACGTCTACGACGAGAACGCCGCCGAGGTGCCCAAGGGTTTCGGGTCGATCGAGGCGTTCGAGGCCGAGATGAACGCCATGCCGCCCTGGGCCGCCGATTGGCCAATCAAAGCCAAGGGCGGCTGGCGGGGGCGACGGTATCGGAAGTGACTACAACATCGCGTATAGCACGGCCGTAGTGCCTACCGCAAAGGAAGTCCCCCCGGCGACCAAGACCAAGCTATCGATAGCCGCAGTTGACTTCCATAAAAATGAGACCTCCGCCGTATCTCGCGAGGGCGTGCTACTGCCGTAGAAATCGCTGTAAGACGTTCTGACGATTTTATGAAATGCCGTTCCGGCGTAATTGGGAATCAATATCTCGGAGGATCCTACCGCTGTCGCTAAGCCACTCGTGCCAGGAATGGAGCCGACGCACCCACCACTCGTTGTAGAGCCTATAACCAAAGCTGCACCCGCCCCAGCTCCCGTAGTTGATGAGATGCCTTGAATACCCTGAGTAAGCGTGTAGTTAGCCGCGGTACCGTCGCCATTGATCTGGAGGAAAGTAGCAAGCTCTCCGGATGCCGAGTTCGTGTCTCGACCCGTAAGGACGATTTTCAACGAGGAATAGCCTGCGGGGATAGAACTGAAGCTAATGGTAGCCGTTGCGGTCGCAACTACCTGTTTACTTAATCGGACGAGGCCCCCGCCTGAATTTATACCGGCGCCCGAGCTTGGCCACGTGCTCCCATTCCAGACATAGATCATGCTATCCGAGTCGAGAACGTAGGCGTCTCCAGACGAGTTGCCTGAACTCGGAAGATTTGCATAGGCCGCGAGCCGCCCCTTCAGCCCAATACCCGCCGCAATTGAGGCTACCACGGGGGCGTATGGGTTAGAGTTGTCCACCGTGACGTTCGCGCCCGGGGTGAGAGTGACGCGATTGCGAGGGTTTAGCAACTCGTATCGAGCCGGACTTGCGCGGTAACGTAAAATAAGTTCATGGCCCGGGCCCGAGATGTCCTCGACGAGCAAGGTGCCGCCGCCGAGCTTATAGATGATGAGGGCCCCAAGCCCGTTCGGATTGAAAGTTGGAGTTGTCGTAGCGTTAGCTGCCGTAGCGCGGATGCGTAGCTCCAGGCCGTCAGCTAGTATCGGCGCGGAGACGAAAGCTGCCGTAATGGCGTCGGAAGTTCCCCCCGCGACAGCGAACTGCGAGCCCCCTATACCGCCCGACCCCACCCTAGAGAAAGTAATCGCCGTCGTACCGATAGTGGGCGACGCAGCGCTCGTGCATTGCCAAACCGTATTAGCATTCGCCGTCCCCTCGGGCCCCACCGTTACTAGGCGACCGGCTACCTCGTCAGAGGCGTCCGCGCGAATTGCCCGCATGAGCACGGCGGCGACGCCAACCGCGCCGGCCGTCGTCACTTTGTAAACGCCATTGCGTGCAGACGTCGCCTCATCGGTGACCAAAAGGAAGTCGCCGAGCGCGGCAACTACGCCGTCGACGCTCAGAGTTCCCGTCGCGGTGATGGTAATCGTTGCCCCGACGCCAGCGGTTCCGTTGGCGTACGTGCTCGCAGGCAGCGCCGCAGCGGTTGCCAGCCGGACGCGAAGCACCGTGTCGAGTACCGAGAAGTAAGGGAGCGAAAGATAGGGCGTCAGCCCATCGCCGACCTTGAACTTGCCGGTATCTTTCTCATAGCAGATTTCTCCGTCCAAAGGCGTTTCATTGACGGCCGTCAGGTTCGCCGCCGTACCTCGACGCAATTTGAATCGGTCTTCGATAGTCACCGTCATGGTGTAACCACTCCGCCGTCGTGAATCACGGTTGTATCCGGGTTGTAGACGGCCGAAACAACATCGGCGTCCTCGGCAACTTCGCCGAATCCAACCGCTCGGAAATAGATCGTCTTACCCTTAAATGAAATGTCGATCGGCAAGAAATAGACCGCATCGAGCATGACGAATTGCTCGCCCGCCGCGCTCGGCACTTCAGTCGTGCCGAGGCCCCCGCGGGTGACATTCGTCAGCTCATATTCGTGAGCGGTCGTCGTTTCGGTAGCCATCTTGAACTGACCGATTTCGGCGCCGGCCGCATGCATCAACGCAAAGGCGTTCGCACTGGCGGCGAGCTGATCGTCGGTCACTGACTCCAGGTCGCCATTTACTTGCACAGTCAGTGGTTCGCCGCCAACCGGCTCATTCACGGCTAGCTCGCCGAATACGGAGGGCTCCGTGATTTGCAAGGCATTCTGCCAGCTGGCTTGATTGTCGTAGGAGGCCTGCACCGTGCAGCCCACCCAGCTTGAGCGCCCGTCACTGCTCGACGCAGCAAGATAAACGCCGTAGGTATCCTGCGGGCGCAAGGAGGGCAAATTCATCGGGATGAGCGTGGTCGGCCCCGAGTACGGCGAGGCTGGCGGCGTTGGCGCTTGGCCGAGGACTGCTTGCACGTTTGAGGTGTACGCGCTCTGGCGGTCGTACCGAGTCGTCAACTTCATGTTATTGCTTCCGAGGATCAGCTCATCGGCCACGTAGCGCTTGCCTTGGAACGACAGGGGCTCGCCGGCTGCCAAGCTCAGATAGACGTCCGAACCTGCAAGCGGCGTGGAGTATTCGAGCGTCCCCTCCAAGGTGGCGTAGGCCACTTTTAGCGCCTTATCGACAGCCCGCGCCGCGTCGTCAGCAGCCATGACGACCGGGATCTGGAACGACTGATCGCCGATAGCTATAACGTCAACGGCCCGACGTTCAGCGGCCGTATCAACGACGGTATAGTTCTGCGCGGGGTCCATATAACTGCCCACTACGCGCCGCGGAAATTCGGTACTTTGATTGCGTAGATTGCTGACGATCGCGCCGTTGTTGGAATCGTTACCCTCGATTAAGTCGGCGCGGTCAACGGCTACCACCGCATCTTCGCCATAAAGCTTGAAATGCAATTGGGCGTCATACTCGGATGCGAACCCAAAATACGTTTGGAGCAACGGCAGTAGGCAATCGGCCGCATTGGCTTGTCGCGCAATCGGGTATCCCATGACGGTAATACCATCAAGCGCACTTTTTTCAACATCCGCAGCGTCAAGGCCGCCGCGCTCGCAAATTCGCTCGACAATGCCCGAAAGTGGAACGGGCATCGCGGTATTGCTTGGCAATCCGAGCGGCTGGAGTAGAAAATCAAAATAACAAACGTCAGAGGCATTCGTAGTCGCATCGTCATCGCACCGCACGGCCAGAATGTTATCCCCTTCAACAAATCCATCAGAAGTTAATGTTTTCGAGATACCCGCGCCGATAGCCGAATACCCGCTATCGATTTCTACGCCATTCACGTACATCGCGTATCCGTTATCGAGCCATCCAATAAGTTGAAACCCTGAAGGCGGTATCTGCGGCAGATATATTTTTCTCCGTATCCACATCCGGGTATCTAGCGCCATTGGCGTTCTTATGGTCGCGGACAGAGACGAATTAAAATCAGCGATGTATTGGGCTTTCCCTGGAGGCGTACTACGGTCCAAATTCCCGAAAGGCGCCCCCCCGACAGGCCACGCGGTATCGTCAAAGCTACTGGCCGAGTAATCGGTCGAATCGGAAAGCGTTGTCGCGTAATATTTCCATGCGGCCTGCGAAGCTATCCCCGGCGCATTAGACACGACAAATTGGAAATTAGGGATACGATCGCCCGCTTGGCTCACATCGAAGCTCTTAAATACCGCAACGCAGCTCCCGCGATACGCTGGCGTATTGCCGACGCCGGTAATTGCTTCGAGCGTGGGGTGCGGAAGCTGTTCCTCATCTCCAAAAAGGAAGTCGACATTGGCCCTCCATTTGTAGGAGTCCGCCAGCATCGTCGAACCGACGCGCACATCATAGACCAGCTTACCATCCTGCAGCACCATCAGAATCGAGTTGACCGTGCTGTCGCGCAGCTCGCTGGATTCGCAGATGAGGATGGCGAAATCCTGCACTGCGGTAAACGTGACAGCGACCGAGCCGCCCTTGCCGTTGTCTTTGTGGCGGATCTGCCGGCGGCTGCTGACCTGGACGATCGTCCCGGCAATCATCGCCGTGCCCTGCACCCACGCGATCGGCGCGCCGTCCGTTGCTGTCTGCTGCTGACCGTCGCCGATCTTCGGGCCGTTGACGTGCGTTGGAGCAACCGCGCCGCCGATCGCGCCGCCGATCGCCATGCCGAGCTGCGCGCCCGCGGGACCGCCGAAATACGCGCCGATCGCGCCGCCGACGACTGTGCCTATCTGCTGGCCGGAAATTTTCCTTCTCCCAGGTAGTCGTTGGGGTGCTTGCCGCCTTTGCGTCGATTGCAACGCGGCGTCAAGAGCTGGATGTTCGAGTCGACGTTCTCCCCCCCAAGGCGTACCGGCATGATATGGTCGAGGTCGTACCCTGCTGCGAGCGATGCGCCACAACAAGCGCAAAGCCCTCTCTGTGCGATCAGCAGCCTACCGGCCAATCCCGAAGACAGGCGGCCCCCGGCTTTTCGCTTCCTTGCGTTCCTATTGTGCTGATTGATCCGGTGCTTGTCCAAGTTCCGCTGAAGATACTCCGCTTGCATGGTCTTACGCCTGCCCGGATTGGCCTCCTTCCACGCTTGCGTCATCTCAAGGCACTTCGTGTAGTTTTTCTCCCGGTAACGAGCTGAGTAGGCCGCGTGCTTCCCCGTCGCTTTTTCCTTGATACTTTCGGCGTTGGCCGCGCGGTACGCGGCAGCGTACGTCAGGTTTGCGTCCCGATGTTTGGCGCAGCATCGTGCCCGAACCTCTTTGCGCCTCGCCTTCTTTTCCTCGGGCGCCATCACGGCCGGAAGACCTCGACGATATTGCCGAGCCACTCGGAGTCTAGCCGATGCTCGACGACCTTTTTCACCTGGGCGAACGCATGGATCAGCGCGAGGCCGTCGTAGGGATAGTCGGTAACCAGTCCGACATGCGACGGCTCGCCGCGGAAGCGCATCAACGCCACGTCGCCGGGTTGCATGCCACCCTTCGGGATCGGCTCTCCGAAGTTCTCGACGCACATGCCGCGCAGCCCTTGGTTCAATGGCTCGCGGCCGTAGGCTTCCACGTCTGCCGGAACGCGGCCGGTAGCCAGCAGACAGACGACGATCAGCCCCGCGCAGTCAACGCCGCGCTCGGAGCGCCCCTGGTGCCTGAAGCGCACGCCGAGGTAGCTCCGAGCAGCCGCGATCAGCGCAAGGCGCTCGGCGTCGTTCAGTGACGGACCGATGGCGCGCATCAGTGGGCGCTCGGCGATTGGAGGTCGGTGCCGTTGGCGCGGGGTAGCTCCGGCTCGGCGCGCATATTGAGCAGGTTGCTGTAGACGTCGCGGCACATTGCCTTCGACTTGTCGCAGTCCCGGCGGATCTGGAACGTGTCGCCTGGCGCGATCGTCTGGTACGTCGGGATGACCAGCGTGACAGCGCCGGTGGCCGCAACGTAGGATTCCACCTCATTCTCGCGTCCGGCGTTGGCGCCCGTCTCCCAGTGCACCACGCCGGGGGCGAAGAAGCCGTCGGGTTGCAGCGTGAGCGTGCCGTCCCACGTAAAGACGACGCCCGACGCCGGGGCCGTCACGACGCCCGAGCTATCCTTGAACGTGACCAGTCCAGTGCCGTCGATCGAGTAATACGTAAAGGCGGTGCCGTTGGCCTTCACCGTCGAGACGACGAACCCTGAGCGCACCGCGTCGCCAGCCGTATCGAGCAACTGCGCGGTTGTTGTGGTGCCGTTGCCGGTGAAGAACTGGACGCCGGACACCGGGCCGGTCGTGCTGCCCGGCGGTGCGCCGATGCCGGGGGCGTTGACGATCGTGAAGACACGATCCGTCTCAGCACCGACCGTCGCCACGGCGGTGCCGTACCAGCGCAGCGGCATCTTGCAGCGGGTGTCGCCGAACTGCGCGCGACAGGTGATCGAAGTCAGCTCGATAATCGAGTTCTGCTTCAGGATCTGCGTGAGGCTTCGCAGTTCGATCTTGCACGTCAGGTCGTCAAGCATCTTGACCTGCCCGACCTGGCCGGCGTTCAAGATGACGTGACCCATCGTCAGATCCTCGTAGTTCACGAGGTACTGGATAAACCGCGCGCCATCGTAATCGCCGCGCGCAATGCCCTCGGCGGTCACGCCGTCGGCCGGGTACTCGGCGAGCAGACCCGCCGCCTCGCTACTATCCACGCTGAGATCGGCCTTCGTGTCGAGGTCGAACGCGGTATAGCCGCGCTTCGCCCGGTACGTCAGCAACCCGGTGCCGTCGTCATAGTCGCGGTCGGCGTCCAACGTGATGAGCCCGAAGGTGTCGACGCCCGCTCGCACCGGCATGATCTTCAGCAGGTAGCAGACGGTCGTTGCGGGTCCGGCGAGGTGCGCGGCCAGAGCGGTGGGTACGTTACGGCTCATTCGTCGAGCGCCTCGATCAAGTCCACGCTGCCGTTGGTCACGTAGCCGCTGCCGTTGCGGTCGTCCAGGCTGTAGGGGAGGTAATCCATGTCGAATCGTACCTGCACGAAGAACTCGCCAGTCCACGTCAGCACCGCGCCGTTGGCTGGCGCCGAGCCGAAGGCTACCGTGCCGTCGACCTCGGACACGCTGGCCCCCGTCAGCACGCCGTCAACTTTGATCGTAACGCCCGCGTCGGGCTTTGTGATAACGCGCGTATACGTGGCAGTCGGGTAGTCCGGCATGCTCGACAGCTTCGAGAGCTGGAAGACTGTCTTCGTGCCGTCGCCCAGACCGAAGGGCTCGTCGACTGCCTCGAAGTCGCCCCAGTCGCGATGTAGGAAAGTGTGCAGCTTGCCGCGCACGATAAGAAACACCCCCTTGATCGAGCGGTAGGCTGCCTCGGGGATGTTGACATAAGGCGCGGTGTACTTATGGCGGCAGACCGACCACTCGCCGTTACGCTTCTCCCGGCCCGACGCGATGTTCTGCACGTTCGTCTGGAACTCAGGGCCGCCCGTGAACCCGAAGCCGGGCGTCGGCGGAATCTGGATCGGGTAGAACATCAGCCATTCCTCGACGTGGCGATACGCTGCGTGCGCGCATTGGCCGTCGCGATCTGATCCGCGGTGCGGCGCGTCGTGGTCGGCTGGACGTAAATGTTGGTCACGGTGGTGTTCCCTGCGGCCCGGCCGATCTGATTGTTCGGCACAACGGTACCGGACTGGTCGCCCATCATCAAGATACTCCGATGGCCCACCTTGAGAATCTCAGGGCCGTTCTCGGCGACCGGGTACGCGCCCCACGCATGCGCAGAGCCGCCGCCCGCCAGGCCCGCCCCGATCGTGCCGGGGCCTGAGGAGAAGCCGAACGCATTCATGACGTTACCCGCGAGGCTTGCCCAGCCGCCCGCGGAGCTACCCGGCGTCGACGACTTCGAGCCCCCGCCCGTCTGCGAGAACGAGTCGAAGAGCGCCTGGATCGCCTTGTTCGCGACGAATGCGAGGGCTTGCTTGTACATGTCGTCGATCCAGCTACCGAAGGCGGTCTTGGCATTCTCAGCGCCGCTGGCAAACGCGGTGAAGGCGTTGGTGAAGCCGCCGGTCAGATCGTCGACCATCTTCTTGCCCGCCGCCGCGTTGTTCTGCTGCTGCGTTTGGAAGTCCTCGATGCCCGCCTTGATCCCGTTCTCCCAGCTACCCTGCGCCGCGCGCATCGCGTCGAAGTCGTCTTGGGTTTGCTTGGCGCCCAACGCCCCGGCCGCGGTGATCTTGCCCTGCATCGCCAAGTGATCCTGGTCGATCACTGCTCGCTCGGCGGCCGTCTTGTTCTGCTTGTCCGCGAGGTCGATGGCCTGCCGGTACGCAGCGCCCTCGGCGTCCATCTTCTGCCGCGTCGCCGCCGTTACCGCGTCGATCGCTTGGCGCTCGGCGTTCCACTGGCTGCCGTGCCCTACGCCCTCGACTTGGGAAGCACTTGCGCGCGCTCGGTCCTCTTGCTCCCTCGCAAGCTCTCGGTCCATGTCCGCCAGCTTGCGCGCGCTGTCGATCTTGAGGTTCATCAGGCTGACCGCCTGCGTATCCGCGACGATCTGGCGCTGCGTGGCGATCACTTCGGCTTGGTGAGCCGCGGTCATCTTGCGGAACTCGGCGCTACCGCCGGCCAGCATCGTGTTCAACGTCTTCTGGGCTTCGCCGTACCCGTCGGTGCCGGCGAGCTGGCCCTTGAGCGTCGCGATCTGCCCCTGCTGCGCGTTGCTGAGGTTCTTGTACGCCTCGGCCGCTTGGTCGACCTTATCCTTGTGCGTCTTGGTCTTGTTGCTGAGCGCATCGACCCCTCGGCCGAGCGCCGCTTCCGTTTGCTCTTGCGCTACCGCTGCTGACCGCTGGTCAGCAGTCATACTCTTCCACGCTGTTGAGTTTTTCAGCAGGTCTAGCCGAACTTGCGCCAGCCCCTCGTTCGACTTTCCGTGCTTCTGGATCGACTTCAGCGAAGCGTCGCCAGCAGCCGTGGCTTCCGCGGTGTACGCCTTGAACGCCTTGCTCGCGTCGGTCGCTTGAGCCACGAGGTCGCCGAGGGATGACGGGATCGACGCGAGACCCTGCAGCGCCGCAAAGGCGTCTCGTGCTCCGTAGACGCGTGTGGCGAGCAAGTCGAGTGCCGGGTTGACGCTATTGAGCACGGCTGGTGCAAGCTCCGCTGCAAGCTCCTGCTGCGCCTTGCCGGCTGAGCTGGTGAGGTCGTCGAGCGTACTGCGTGCATGCGCAATCTTCGCGTCCAGCTCGCCAATCTTCGGATCGAGCAGCAGGCTTGGGCCCCCGCGGGCTGTCATACGCTGCTGCTGGTCCTCAAGCTCAGCGCGCTTCGCGATGAGGTCGTCGAGTTCTTGGCGTGCCTTGGTTGCTGCCGTTGCTGCCGCGTCTAAGCCGCTGCTCAGCGCCGCTGCATCGGGCCGGGTGTTCACGTCTTGGTACGCGAGCGCCAAGTCCCGGAGCGTCTGGGTGACCTCGACGTTGGACTTGGCTACCTCGTCAGCGTGCTTGAGGTAGTCGTCCCAGTCCGCGTTGACCTTGTAAATCGCATAGCCAACGGCGCCAATTGCCAGCACGGCTGCGCCCGTCCAGCCGCCAACGAGCGAGAGCGCAAAGGTACCGATGGACTTCGCGGCCCGGCCGGCCGTTGCCGTGAGCCCGCCAATAGCCGCTTCGGCGGCGCGGGTCTCGACCACGCGTGCCTGGGCCGCAACGACGGCATTCTCCGCAACGACGAGCCGGGCCTGCGCCGCGGTGTACTTGTCCGACAGCGGGGTGGCAAGAGCCATCTCGGCGTTGACCCTAGCTTGAGCAACCGCCTGCTCGGCGAGCGCGAGGCCCAGCCGTTCCTCGGCAACCTCAAGGACCATCGCCGACTGCGCCGCTCCGCCGAGGGCAACTTGGCGCGCCTTGAGCGCCGCCGCCGACTCGACTTGCAGCTCGGCATTGTAGAGGATCTGACGATTCTCTGCGATGAACGCAGCGCCGTCGGCTTGACGCGTGGCGATCCTTCCTTTCTGGACCGCCGCCGCCGCCGCTTCGGCTTCCGCAGTAGCCGCAACCTTCGCAGCATAGGTGGCTTCCGCCGCTGCCGCCATGCGGGAACCTTGGGCTTCTTGGGCGAGCCGGGTAACCTTGCTCGCCCCCGAGTCAATCTGCCCGCCCAGCACCCGCGCCAAGCCGCCCGCGCCGATCAGGCTGACCGCACTGGCGACCCGGCCAAGGTTATCGGCCAGCAAGCCCGCGCCGGCCGTCGCCGCCTCGTTGAACAGCCCGCTGCTGACTTCGGTCTTGAGGTTGAACCATGCGGTTCGGACGCGATTCAAATTAGAATTGAGACCCTTGCTCGCCTCCTCCCAGCCTCGGCCCGACATTTCCAGCGCAGTGACCAGAGCCGGCAGGAACTTCGAGGTCGTAAGCTCACCGGCTGAGAGGAGCTGATCGAAGGACTTACCGGCAAGATCCGTCCCCTTCGTCATCTCCATGACGGCGTTCTGGAATCGCTGCGCGGCACCCGGGATGGCCTGGCCGAGCTGCAAGCGCAACTCCTGCGCCTGGATCTTGCCCTTGGCGAACATTTGCTCCAATGCGAGCAACGCACGATTCGACTGAGTGGTATCCAGATGTAGCGACGTGGCCGACTTCGAGTAGGCGTCGAACAGCTTTTTCTGATCGGTCAGCGTGACGCCGGCAGCGGTAGCCGACGCGGAGAGGTTGGCGAAACCAGAGGCCGCCTCGGGCAGCACCAGGCCCATGCGTTGCGACTCGTCAGCCACGAATTTGAAAGCGTCCGACGCTTGCGTCGAGGAGCCAGTCGCAGCAATGAGCGTGTAGTGAATAGCCTGCAGCTGCTTCTGTGCTTCGAGCAGCGAGCCGATGCCCTCTTTGACGAGATAGAACGTACCGAAGGTATCTGCAGCGCGCTTCAGCGAGAGCAGCACACTGGCTGTCTCGCCGGCTTTCTTGCTGATCGAACCGAGCGAGTCGTTGGCCTGGCTGGCCGCTTGAATCATCCCCTGCCGGAAGGCAGTGGAGTTAAGGGCCATCCGGGTTTCAAGCGTCGCTACGGTTGCCATTGGCTGCTTCCTCGGCGGCTTTCGACGCGCGGATAAATCGGTTCTTGGACTCTTCCGCCTTCACCCGAGCCTCGGTAGCCAGCCGCGCACTCCGCGCCACTCCGCCCTCGGGGTCTTGCTCGATCCGTGCGTAGGCTTCCATTTCGGCAAGCTGCACCGAGTTCAACCCCTCGACCATCAGGTCAGGGTGGGGGAACCCGAATCGCCAAGCGAGTTGGAATCGCCAGACGCGGCCGGGCTCCCTTCGGATTTTCCCTCGACTTCAGCGACCGCCTCGGCGCCGATGCCGTTCAACTTGCGCGCGGCATCCGCGAGAGTAACCACGCTGCTCTGGGCGAACTCGCCGATCTCGTCCGTCGTGAACATCGGCTTCCCGTCATCGCCGACCAGACTGCGCGAGATCAAGCCGAGGCTGTACTCCCGCAGATCGGCAGCACCGTCGGGGAACGAGCTTTTCTCCCACGCCATGCGGGCGCTGGCGGTCATGGCCGTGAGGCGCACGTCGCCGCCCAGCTCGGGCACGGGCACGTCGGTAAAGGGAAGCTTGCGAGAGGCTTCGAGGATCTGTTCGCGCGTGAGGTGCATGTCGGATTCCAGTAGGCAGGCTGGTAAAAGACCGGCCCCGAAGGGCCGGCAACGGGTCGCTGCGGTGTCAGGTGGTCGGGCCGCCGGTGCCGCTCCAGACCTGCGCGCCGCTCGGGCGGACGGTCGCGGTGAACATCATCACGGCGTCAGTATTACCGGTGACCCCGAACTTCTTGATGGTCGAGTGGAACGTCAGGACCGAACCGTCGGAGTACGTGTTGCGGAACGCGAACACGCCCGCCGCGCCCGCGTTGTCTCGCAGGAAGTTTTGGCCCGCGTTGGTAGCGATGCGCTGGCCGGTAACGGTGACCGACTGCGAATCCTTCAGGCCCGCGATGTATTCCTTCGCCAAGCTGCGCAGATTGGACGCGTCCAGATCGGAAGCTTCCTGCGACGGATCGGGGATATCGGTCACCTGTCCAATCTCGACCCAAGCCGGCGTGGTATGGGGCGCCGCCGAGGTGTCAACCTCCAGCAGGAACCCCTGCGTGCTGACCGCTTCGTTGACGCCGGGGGAAGCCTTGGTGCCGTAACGCAGGCTCGTATGGCGGACGACGTGGGCGGGGGTGACGATGGAGAGCACGAAGGCCCAGACCATCAGGAGAAACGCGTGGATATTCTTCATGCCGGTGTCCTCAGTGAGTTATTTAAGCCAAGCTGCAACGTCGAAACTGACCCGATGAAGCTTCGTGTCCGTCTCGTAGTCGTCTGGGTTGTCCGTAATGGACCCGACATTCAGCCCCGCGCGCAATGCTACCTTGCACTGATCGGCAAGTCCATGCGCCTGGCCGTAGGTCAGCGCCCACACGTCGATCTGCCGCGTGCCGCGATACGGGCCGCCGCCTCGCAGGTTCTCATTGTACCGCCCGGTGGTCGTCTGGTACGTGATGCGCGGGCGCGTCGCCGGGTTCGCATCGGCGAAAGGCGTCGTGACGGCAATACCCGTCAGCGAGGCGACAATCTGCGTTTCAAGGTTCATCCGAAAGACCCCCAGTAACCGCTGATCTCGACAGCCAGCGTGTCCGCCATGACGCCGACTGCTTCCTGCGCGGTGTTCTCGGCGGCGGGGCGCATGAAGGGATAGGCGCGCGAACGCGACGTGCCGAACTCGACGAACCGGCCATAGAACGCCATGCCCTTCAAGTCGACGCTGAAAAGGATCGTGTCGCCGAGGATGCCGCGGTCGTGCGTGATGAGCGAGCGTGCCATGAGCCCGGTGACCTTCTCGGGGAACTTCGGGTGGCCGGCGCTGACCAGCGCACGGCTCTCACGCAGCACGACGTTGGTGCCCTGGCGCAGCGCTTTGCGACCGGCGGCGCGCGCAGCCTTCGTGCCCATCGAGAGCAAGTGCTGCTCGTAGGCCGCGAGGTTCGGCGTCTGGAAACTAAAGTCCATCGGAAGTCCCCACCATCGCCAGCAGCGTCAGGTCTTTCATGTCGTTGCTCAGGCGCGCGGTCTTGATTTCATAGACGCGACCGTTCCAGCGGAAGCGCCACTTGACCGGCTCCAAGTCCTCGACCGGATAGATGACGACTTCCAGCAGGTCCACGCCGGTCACCGCGCCGCCCAGCACAACCTCGCCCGCGTTGCGCATGGTCTTGGCGCTTGGCGCCTCGATACTCGCCCAAACGTCGGGGCTCTGCGCGACCCACGCGATGACCGGCGAGCCGTACTCGTCGGTGCCGCTGGCGTCCTGACGCTCCAGCGTGATCGAATGGCGCTTGGCCCCCGAGCGCGCCATCAGACGCCCTGCCGCACGCGGTCGGGCGAGAGCAACGCCACGACGCCCATCGGCAGCTCGATCGCGTTACTCAGCTCGGTGATGACGTACTCGCGATTCGCATCCCAGCCAGCCGCCAGCAGCACAATGGCTTGCGAGATGTTCGAGGTGATGACCTTGCCGAAGTAGGTACGCCGCGCTTGCTCTTGCGCTTCCCGCCAGTCGGCGATCAGCTTGTCATAAGCCACGCTCGCGAAGTCGCGGTCGGCCATTTGTGGCGCTCCAAGAACCGGCTGGTTGTACGCGTTATTGAGCGCAGCGAACAGATCAGGAGACGAGTCGGGCAACAGCTGCCAAGCGGCGTAGGCCGCCACATAGGCGTCTCGCGCCGCGGCCAAGTCCGTCGGCGCCGCGGCAATCGCCGCGTCGAGCGCAGTCTGATCGGCGTAAACGTTTCGGTTCAAGAAGTTCTGGACGTGCAACTCGGCAGCGTCGAGGTAGCCCTGCAGCAGCGCGTCCTCGACCGCGTAGGTCACCTTGCGCTGCGCCTTGAGAGTTTCGAGCAGTACCAGACTCATGCGAGGTGCCCCGTATATGCCGCTGGGTTTTTGTGGCCCCACCGATAGAGGTGCAGGACGTACAGCCCCCATGCTACCCCAAGTCGGGCGCCGCGCGCACGCGCCTCGGCGCAGAATAGCTGATCGAAGTAGATCGTGCGCTCCTCGAACGGGTGCGCCACCCAGAGTGACTTGGGGAACAGCAGGAACATCGCGGCCAGCGGACCGAGCGGCGTCGGCTCGACGTGCGTGCCGTGCACTTGGCGGCGCTCGCGCGAGATGGCGACGTGGACGTTCAGATCCGGCTCGTCGCTGATCTGCCCGCCGTGCAACTGGTAGCTCGCCTTGAGGCGATTGGTCATGCACGAGATGAGGTCGAACTGATCGCGGTTGGCTTCCACAATGGTTTCGATCTGCCGGCCCCAGTCCGGTTCGAGGAACAGCGTGTCCCCGTCGCGCACGCAGACCCAATCCTCGTCAGGCAGCCGGGCGATCGCCTCGTTCAAGCCGCTGCCGATGTTTCCCTCGGTCCAGGGGGAGACGTAGTGGATCATGCGAAGCTCTCCAGAACTTGCCGGCGGATTTCGTTCGCGTCGCGCAGCTGGTAGCGTTCTCGGACGTGGGCCGCAAGCGCTTCGCCAGCCCGGCGCGCGTCCTCTGGGCACTTCCGCAGGTGCTCCATGCAGACCCCCCACTCGCGCGGACTGGTCGCACTTAGAACACCCGGTGCCATCCAAGGGTACGGCGCCACGTCGGACGCGATCAGCGGCAGGCCCTTCGCGCCGGCCTCCAGCATCTTCAGGTTCGACTTGCACCGGTTGAACTCGTTGTCGACCAGGGGCGCCAGCGCGGCGAGATGCCCGTCGTAGGCTGACATATAGTCGGTGACCGGCTTCGCCGCGACGTACTGCGCGCGCGGCGCGATCTGGCGCATGCGGACCCACTCGCGGTGCTTCGGGTCGTCGCCGGCAAACACGACGCACGGGTCGTCGAATACCTCGGCAAGCGGCAACACATCGGGGACGTGGCTGGCCCCGCCCGCGTAGACGAAGGTGTCAGAGGTCGGCGTCGTGCGCGTGAACTGGCCCTCGTCGAACGGCAAGGCGTTCGGGACAATCACCACGTTGGGGTTGATCGTGCGGACATGGCTGGCCAACATCTCGTTGGTGACCATCACGACGTCGCTCTCGGCCAGGCATGCGCGGATCTTGGCCGGCGTACCCGCGGCGTTCCACGCGCCCGCGAGGTAGTGGCCGTCGGGCAACTCCCAGTAATCGTCGAGGTCCGCCACGATCTTGAAGCCCTGCCGGCGCCTGGCGATCAGCGCCCCGACGCCCTGCTGCATGTACCGGTTGAACACCAGCACCGGCACCTTGGGTTCGACCTTCAGCCAGCCGAACGGCAAGTCGATGCGGTGGTAGCCACAGGACGTCGCGCCGCCGCCATACAGTTCCAAGAGGCTCATGCCGTCTCTCGCGGGTAGGGGTAGAACAACTGGGGCGAACGCAGCTCGGCGTGCCAGATCGGCTTGTTGCGCTCGATCGACGCTTCCTTCTCGTCGCGAGTCATGTTGGCCGGCGGGTTCTCGCCGAACACGTCTTCGCTGTGAATGTAGGCGCTCGCGCGGATGGGCGACGGCACGCCCTGGGCGCCGATGAACCGACGCATGCGGTCGTTCCGGCCGGAGTCCTCGTAGCCGTAGGTGGTGCACGCCTCGTTGTAGTAACCGACCTGCTCGATGGCGGCACGAGTCTGGTAATTGAAGCACCCGATCGTCGGGTTCCAGAAGCCCATCTCGCCTTTCGACGAAACCAGCGCACTCTTGAAGATCTCGGGGAGCCCGAGGTATGGCAGGCCATGCTGGCGCGCCTGCTCAATGAAATACTCGGCCCAGCCCGGCATCACCGGGTAGCAGTCGTCATCGAAAAGGAAGATGTGGTCGCAGCCGGCGACGTAGAGCCGGTGCAGGACTTCGTTGCGCGCGTAGGCGGGGCCGCGGCGGTCGGTGTCGCAGATTGCCTCGATCCGGGCCTCGACGGGCGCCAGCAGCGGGCGCATCAGGCGTAGGCCGCAGGTGATGCGACCGATACCGATGTGGCTCATTTGTTGCGACGCAGCTTGGCGGCGTCTTTGTTTTGCGGGGCCGCGTCAAGGGCTTTGCCCTTCGGCGCGATCAGCCCGGCGCGTTCAAGGTCCGCGGCGCGAACTTCGTCGCGAGGGGTGAACGGTTCTTTCACTTGGACGATCCTGCCAGCTTCCTCGGCGCGGAAAGGTTTGACGACTGTATGCGTATGGCTCACGGGTTACTCCTCGGCTGGAAGGCGAGCGGGGCGCTCAGTAAGCCGCCCCGCCCTCCAACATCATCGTCCCTGCCGACGAAGATCAGGTCGTGGGAGCGGCGAACGGGCCGTAGACGAACGATTCCGGCCGGTACACGACCAGAGCAATGCGCTCCTCGGCACGAATCGTCACCATGTTCTTCACGAAGTTGTCGCCGTCCTCGGTCGAGACCTGGACGTTGGCATCCTCACGATCGAACACCTGCGCGGCCATGTTGAACGCGCCGACCAGGAAGTGACCGGCCGGGATCGCGTTCGTGTCCACGATGGGCAAGCGCCACAGCTGCGGGCTGGCGCCCGTGCCGACGTTGACCCAGACATACTCGCCGGTCGTGGTCTTGGTCAGCTCGATGTTCGCCCAGTCGATCGGGTTCAGCACGATACCGCTGGCGCGATACTCGGCGATACGAACCTGCAGGATCGCCTTGCGCAGCGTGTCGATCTGCGTGTCGCCGGCCTTGCGCAGCGCGTCATTGAACGCAGTCGCCTGCGGGATGAGGCCCAGCAGATGCTCCCCGGTGCCGTCGCCCGACAGAAGCTCAGCTTCCTCGACGTACTTGAGGCCGTAGGTCAGGCGGGTGTCGATGTAGCTCGACAGCATCGGTACGTCAGCGAGGATCTGCTTGGACGCCTTCAACCAGTGAGCCAGGGTCTTCACCGCGGTGTCGACCTGCGCGAACGCCAAGTCGGACTGCGGCTTCAGCGCACCCTCGGCCACCATCGCGGCCATGTTCTGATAGCCCGACTCTCGAACGTAGCGCACTACGTTGGAATTGGTACGTCCCGGCATGATGAGGTCGCGGATGGTGAACTGACGCAGCGCCGGGCCGACAACGCCAGGGAGCCACTGCGGCTGGATCATCCCGCCCGCGGCGCCGGTGCCGGTGGTGGCGCTGGTCACGCTGGTGACGGCCTTGAGCTGCAGGATCGCCGTGCCCTTGCCCTTCGACGCGAAGCTCTTGAAGTCCTCGGAGTCGCACAGCTGCTCGCCGGCCGACTTGAACGCGGGCTCGCTACGCAGGCCCTTGGCCTTCAGCTCGACGATCTCCTGCTCGATCTCGTTCAGGCGCTCCTGCTGCTTGACGCCCTCGGCCGCAGCCTTCTGGAGCGCTTCGACGGTCTCAGCGGACGCCTTGCCGACCTTCTCGATCTCTTCGTTGGACTTCTTGATGAGGCCCTGGATCTCGGCGTCGCGAGTGGCCAGCGCGGTGGCCAGCGCGGCTTTAAGAGCCTCCGGGTCAACGCCGTCCTTCTGGCCGAAACGGTGGCCGGTGTGCTTGACGACGTGCGGGTTCAGCGCGAGGCCGATCAGGGCCGCGATACGGGTTTTGATGTGCATAGTGGTGTCCTCAGTGAGATGCAATGACGGCCAGAACGTCGGCCAGCTTCAATTCGCGGTTCTGGTCGTCAACATCACGCTGACGTAGGAGATGGGAGTAGCCGTGACCCGCGACGGTCTTGGCGTCCTTGACGGAGAGTCCTGCATCGCGCAAGAGCATCTCGAACTCCTTCATGGAGCATAGCTTGCCATGTTCCAACGCGTTTTTCACCCCATCAACGCGCGCGCCGGGGCCGGCGGGGAACGTGACGAGCGAAACCTCCCAGAGATTGATCTCCGTGAGGGTGACGATATTGGTCTTCGTGTCCTCTTCCCACTTGGTCGCCACGTAGCCGATCGAGAGGCCGTCGATGGCGCCCAGCTTCAGCAGCGCATACGCCTCCGCGCCTTGCGCCGTGTCGAGCGCCAGCTTGCCGGTGACCTTGAGGCCCTTGGCGTCCTCGACCATCGTCAGCCACACGCCGATGGGCTTGTCCGAACGGTGCTGCCAGAGCAGGTTCGGCATCTTGCCGCGCGCGGCGTAGTCCTTCAGCGACTTGGCGAAGGCGCCTTTCTTGACGACCTCGTTGTAACTGTCGACCTCGCCCCAGATCGAGGCGTAGCCGGAGAACGTGCCGTCGGCCTGGACCTCGGCATCCTTGAGGTCAAGCGCTTGGTTGAGGAATTTCATTTTCATGGCAACGCGTCTCCGGGTGCTGGCGCCGACGGCTTGCCGCCGAGTCCGCCCAGCTTTGCGAGCGGGACAAGGTTGGACTGTACGGTGAGCTCGTCGCCGCCGTCGATGGCGGCGTCGCCTTCGTCGATCCGGATCTCATTGCGGGTCTTGATGCCGTTCTGGGCCGACGCGCTCCAGAGTGCGGCGCGTGCGGCGCTGTCTCCGCGCTCCAGCTCGTCCAGGTCGAACTTCAGGACCGAGCCGGTTGGCAGGCTCAGCGACCGGCTCACGCCCTGCTCGAACTTGACGAGGTAGCTCCGCAGGCCGGTCTTGAGCCACAGCAGAATCAGCGTTTCGAGCGAGGAGGCCCAGCTTGACGCCTTGGACATGTGACCGATCAGCGGTGGCGGGATGCCGTACCACCGGCAGTTTTCTTCGATGTTGAACATGCGCGATTCGAGCATCTGCGCGTCCATCGGGTTCATGGTGATCGGCATGTAATCCATGCCGTTCTCCAGCACCATCGTCTTGCCCATGTTGGACGAGCCGGTGAACCCCGCGATGGAGGCGCGAATGTCCTCGCGCTCTTCCTTGGTCTTGAAGCTGTTGGCGTACTTGATGAAACCGCCGGCGGCCAAGCCCGACTGGAAGACCTTGCCGCTGGCCTGGTCGGTAGCGATCGAGCGGCCGATACTCTGGCGGGCCATCGCGATCGGCGACAGCCCAACGAGCCCGTCGACGCCGAAACCCTTGATGTGCATGATCTCGGACGCGTCATACTCGGTGCGCTCGGTGCCGCGGAGGTAGGCGTACTTGATCTCGCCGGCCATGTTGCGAAACACCGTGACGAACTCGGGGCGCAACGGATCGAGGCTGACCACACGGTTGGCGATCTTGCCCTTCACCGCATAGGCGTTGCCCCACAGACAGACCGAGGCGGCCATCATCTCCCAGAACTCGGCGGCCGTCATGTGCGCGTTGGGCGCGTAGCGCAGCATCCGGTACGTGGCGCTGTTGGTGGCCTTGACGAGCCGGCCTTTGTCGTCGGGCTGCTTCAGCTCGAAAGGCAGCGTACCGACCGTCTCGGAGATCAGGCGCACGCAGGCCCACACGGTGGCCAGCTGCAGCGCGGCTCCGGGGCTGACGACTACGCCCGCGTCGGAGCCGACCGACTGAAAGGGCGCCATGCCGTCCCGGGCGCCGCTGGGATACCAGCCGCTACCGAGGTAACCAAGGACACCCTGGATGCCCTCGAAGAAGTGGAGCACAGAATCTTTAGCTGCCATCGGTCGGGCCTCGGCGCAATGAAACGACAAGGCCGATGCAGAGCGCGCCGGCAGCAATAAGTGCCCAAGGCGCGCCGAAGCGCAGCGCAACGCCAGAGACGATGAGCGCGCCGCCGAGCAGCTTCAGGAGCCCGTCGACCGCGGCGAAGTTCATCCGATCACCGGGGAGGCGAGGAAACCAGACCAGTCATCGGGCGTGTTGTTGTCCGTCATAAAGAGTCCCACCGCCATGCAGAGCGCCACAAACGGGTCGATTTTCTTTTCGTTGGTCTCTTTGTACGGGTAGAGACGCCCGCCCCGGTCGACCTTGGCCAAGACGTTGGACATGGCCCACTCCATCACCTTGTCGCCATCATGACGGAACTGCTTGTTCAAGATCAAGGCTTCAACTTGTTTCATCGGCTCGTTGAAGTTCCTCACGTTCGCGGCGAACTCTACCATCGGAAGCCCCTCGGCGACCAGCCGGATCACCAGCATGGTCGCTTCGTGCGGATCATAGCCCAGCCCAGCGACCTCGAACTGCTTGGCCGCTTCGAGAATGTCCGCCTCGATCTCCTCGTAATCGGTGATATTGCCTTCGGTGACGTGCAGCAGCCCAAGCACCTCGTACTCGCGGTAATGCTGGTTCTGCGGCAGGTCCACGGTGCCTCGCGGCAAGTAGTACCGGCCGAACCGCGTAAACGTGCCGTCGGTCTCAGGGAACAGCAGCTCCAGCGCGCACAGGTCGACCTTCGAGGCCAGATCCAACCCGAGGTAGCACTTGCGCCCGAGGTACTGCTCGATCTTGAGGCTCGGATCGCCGCAGCTGCGCCACTTGAGCAAGTCGATGAACGCATCGCGCGCTTGGACCCAGACGTTCAGGTGCTTGATCTTGAAGTGGCCCTGCTTGCGCGCGTTGTTGATCGCGTCGCGCTGCTGCGCCAGCAGGAACTCGGCGGAAACGCTGACCCCGAAGTTGGGGTTGGCCATGCGTAATGCTTTCTCCGACTCCCACTCCACGTCGGCGTCGATCGTGTAGATCAGCGCGAAGAGCGCCTCGTCCTCGGCGGTCTGCCGCAGCACGTTCATGCACTCCAACCAATCGGCGCGGCAGGGGCCCGCGATATTGTCCCCCGCGGTGCTGACCACGATGCTCAAGGGCTGGTCGCGGGCGCCCATGCCCGTCTCCATCGTCGCGAGCTGTTCGTCCGTGATGTGCTCGTGGTACTCGTCGGTGATCGAGCAATGCGGGCTCGATCCGTCGCCTGGCTTGCCGATGACCGGCTCGAACTTGGCCATCGTGCCGGTGCGGACAAGCGCCTTGGCGTTGATCTGGACGCCGAACCGTGCGAGGAAGTCGGGGCGCATTGTGGCCATCTGCTTCGCCGGGCCGAAGACTTCCCACGCCTGCTTTTCGTTCGTGGCGCCACTGAACACCTCGGCGCCGGGCTCGTTGTCCGCCGTGAGCATGTAGAGCCCGATCGGCGCGGCGGCCAGGGACTTGCCGTTCTTGCGCGGGACGTACATGCGCCCCTTGCGGAAGCGCCGGAAGCCCGTCGTGACGTTGACCCAGCCGAACAGCGAGCAGTACCAGAAGCACTGCCACGGCTCGGGGTGGAACAGCTCGTGCTTGGCGGCCCAGCGGCCTTTGACGTGCGGGAAGCGCGTCGAGAACAGCGTGGCGCGCTCGGCAGCGTCCAGATTGTACGCATACGGCCAGTCGGGGCTCCCAATACGGGAAATGTCGCGCTGGTGGCGCTCGCAAGCTTGCCGGATCAGCTCGCACGCCAGGATCGACCCGTCCAGCACGCCCTGCACGTAGCTTTGGGCCGACGCGCAGAACGGGTGCATCTTGGCGTCAATCAAAATCACGCGCTTTGGGCCTCTTCAACTGCTTCTAGGGCATCCGCAAATGAGTAGCCCCGCGGCAATGCCCGTACTACATTCTCCAACAACTCGAAGGCGTCTACTTCTTCGCGGATCTGGGCTTCCATCTCACCCTCCAAGGGCGTTCGTGGCATCAACCAAAATCACCCGGGCCTTCCTTCGGCTTGACCGCGGTCACCTTGCCGCGGTCGGCCGGGCTGGCGCCGAGGCGAGCCATTAGGCTCTCGAATTGCTTGACGTACTTCACTTCCATGCGCGGCAGCGCGCGGCCCTCGATCTCGTCGATCGCGGCGCAGTTGCGCAGCAGCATGTGGAGGCGCGCGGCCTGCTCGACGAACAGGCGGTCACTTTTGCGCAGCACGCCGGGCGGGCACATATCCACGATCTCTGCCCATGCCTCGTCGAACGTAATGAGCGTCTGCTTCGGCGCGTCGCCCAAGGGGCTGTCGTCCTGCACGGCGTTGGCGATCCGGTCGGCGTAGCGGTTCCGGTCGTGCGACGCGGCGCCGGTGAGCTGGAGGACCTCTGCGGATTTTTTGTGCGCTGGCATCAGTGTTGCTTCCTCTCGCGGCCGAGACCGCCGTCTTCTTTTACAGTTTTCTTCGAGTGGCAGGGCTTGCATAAACTTTGGACGTTATTTTCGAAATCCCACATCAGCCGGGCGTCGCCCCGGTGGGCCTGGATGTGATCGACCTCAGTAGCCGCCGTCACGTAGCCCTTCGCCAAACAATGCACGCAAAGCGGATGGCGCGCAAGGTAGCCGGCCCGGGCCTCGCGCCACTTGCGACCGTAGCCCCGGGAGTGCGCCGAGCCGCGTGACTCATGCACGCGGGGCTTGGGCGCCTCAGCGACGCGGAGCGGCTGCGGGCGGTACTGAGGGGGGCGTGTCGGCATCGCACTGGGCCGGTTTGAACCATTCGACCAGGCGGCACAGGCGCGCCGCGCAATGGTCGTAGGCCGCTTGGGCTTCGAGGGCGTTGGCCACGATGGCGCCTACCGTTGTCGACTTGACGTGGATGGGCGCTTCGCAGAGCACGAGCAACTCATCTCCGGGCGTCGGCTGCTCAATACGCGTTGACACTGCCGCTATGGGCGGGGCATGGGGTACTGTCGAGCACGCAGCGAGCAACGTCAGGCACAACGGTATCCAGCAGAGACTTGGCCTGAACATTGGTTTTCTCCAGGGCGGCGAGTTTGGCTTTGACCTGCAGGCTCGCAGCGTCGGTTTTCTTGAAGTCCTTTTGCAGGGATTGTATCTGCCGGCTGTCGCGAGCGCGAAGTTCCTTCAGGCCGGCGATGGCCGCGTCTTGGTCGACGTTGGCCTGCGCCAGCACCTTGATCGTGCCGTCGGCAAGTTGCGCGTCGCCGGTGAGCTTTTGAACCTGCGTGTCGAGCTGCAAGCCGTGGATTCGCTGCGCCACGTAGAGCCCTGCGAGCGCCACCATCGCGGCGATCATGGCGTACTCGATGATGAGCCTGACGTGGCTGAAAACCCAAGCCCCGCCCTTGCCCACTACGCTCCAAAGGCCGCCCCCGAGGCCCTTGGCGATGCTACTTAGGGTCGTCATTGTCGTGGCTCCGATTCAACCCGAGCTTGCTCCACACGAGGCGCTGCAGGACCTGGATCGAGGCATTTGCGCCCAACCAGCCCGACACGCCCACCGATACTGCTGTCCATTCCTGCGTCAAGTGCATCGACTGGCAGATCCACATGACAAACAGGCCAACCATGCCCGCCGAGAGAGCTTCTAGCACAGCTCGGCCCCATGAAACGTGAGCGCCAGCATCCAGGGTGCGTAGGAGATACCCGAGGAAGCCCGCGATAGCCGCAAAGGCCGCAAAGGCCGCGCCGCGAGCCGCCTGCCACCACCAGAGGGCCTCATGCGGGTCGGGGGGCGGTGGTAGCGCTTGCATCAGAGGGCGGCCAGGGCGCGGTGGTAGCGGTCAATGCGATCCTGCGCGCCGTTGGTGCCTCCGTTGATCTTGCGCGTGATTGCGCTGAAGAGCTGCTGGTCGGCCAGCTCGTTGAGGCCGCGCGTCGCCCAGAACCAGCCGGCCGATCGAGCCGCGTTCTCAGGCTCTTCCAGCAACTCAGGGTGCGCCAGCAGCGGCAGATTGAGCGCCTCGCCGCACGCGGCGTAATTGGCGCGGCCGGTGACCTGGATCAGACCGCGACCACGGAAAAAGAAGCCGTCCCCGGCGACCACGTTGCCGAGATCCGCACGGCCTTCGTACCGGGCTTGGGCGGGGACTTGCTCGGGGTTCCAACGCTCGCGGACCCAAGCGAAACCCAGCGACTCGTGCGCTGTCTGCGCCAGAAAGGCCGCTTGGCGGTAGCGCGTGGTGATCTCGTAGGCGGCCATCGCGTCGGTGATCGGCGCGGCCCAGACAGCCGCCGAGCGTGAGCCGCAGGCCGTGCAGGCGTTGAGCAACTCGGGGGTCACAGCAGGTTTCGCAGGTCAGCGACGTGCTTTTTGATCCACACTGCCTTCGCCCCCATCCACTTCTCGGCTTCGGCTTCGATGGCCTGCAGCTTACGCTCGATGGCGTCGACCTCGCGCCGGGCGTAGGACTCCTCAGGCAAGAACGCGGAGGGCTCAACCGGGCTCAACGGCAGCTCAACGGTAGGGGCAATCGGCTCGTTGGGGGTCGACTCGTTCACGGTGCGTCCTCGGAATGGCCAGATGGTCATGAGGGCGAAGGTAGCCGTGGCGGGGCGCGGTGTCAACTCCACAATTGCTGTACCGGCGAGTTTAGGTCATTGGGGAACTTTGGGTGGCTTGGGTACGCTTGGGGTTAATTTTTGGTTGCTGTAAGTCCTTGATATTACTACTACTCTACTACTTTTAACTAACTAACTAGAAAAGTAAGTAATCAAGGCTACTTCGCACATCGTATAGTAATATACGCACATTCCGTTATTCCTATATCACCCTCCACATCCAGTGGAGTTTGAATGGAAATTGGGTATTTACTCCTTTCCGGCGCGGTGCTATGGTGGGCTTGGGCTGAGCCACTTACCCAAAAATCAAGAAAGGAGAGTGAAATGGGTGCCGCTACGACTTACGTGTCAAAAGTGGACTGTAAAAAGTGCGGATCGAACGTTCGCTACGCTTCGAGCAGTAATTGCCAAGCCTGCGCTAAATTAGCGGCGAAGAACAAGAAGCTGATTACCGGCCCACTACGCTACCTTGAGGCCTCTGAGTATCCTGTCGGTCGAGACGCGGCGGCGGCACTGCGCACGCGCAAGTTCGTCCCGGAGGCGCCCTGCAAGCACGGGCACGCCACTCTGCATGATACGCGAACGGGGAACTGCTACCAGTGCCGGCGGCGCCACAAGCAGCGCAAGCCCCCCGCCGCAAAACGGCGCGATCCCGCGATCCTGGCTGACCGTCGGGCCCGCTGGCGTGCCGAGGAGGATCTGCAGCGGAAGTACCTGAGCCCGCGCGGCTGCCCGCAGTGCAAGACGGCGGCGCCGGAACGCTATGTGCGGGGCGGGGCCTGCGTCACCTGCGCGTCGGCGCGCGGTCGAAGGGTTTACTCCGCGTCGCGCCCGCCCGCTGGGATGCCGGGAGCTTGGGAAGCGCAGTTCATCCGGGACAATCTCCGCGAGGAAGACGAGGAGCGGGAAGCGCGCGAGGTAGCGGCGGGGAAGCTGCCGAAGAAGAAAAAAGAGTAGCTAGACGCACGATTATTGCGCCGGGCCGCCTTCGGGCGGCTTTTTATTGCGCCAAATTTGCCCTGGGCGACCGAAAATCTCATTTGCGGACGTGAAAGTTTGGG